CATGGCATCCAGCGCAAAGTGGCAGAGCTCTGCGGACATGTCTCTGATCCAACCAGCGTGAAGTTCGTTGACGCCTCTTGGGTTCGGACGCCGGCTTTCACAGGGGCTGTCAAGCGCAGTATTGTCGAGCCTTCCGCGGATGTCATGGCAAAGTTGGACCACGCCATGACGATTGAAGGCTATCAGAAGAAGGATAATGATTTTCTCAAGGCTGCTGGTTTTCCAAGCATTATAGCTCAAGACCCTCCGGCAGAAGAAGCCCCGGCAGAGGCCCCGGCAGAGGCCCCGGCAGAGGCCCCGGCAGAGGCCCCGGCAGAGGCCCCGGCAGAGGCCCCAGCAGAAGCCCCGGCAGAGGCCCCGGCAGAGGAAGCCCCGGCAGAAGCCCCGGCAGAAGCCCCGGCAGAAGCCCCGATGGAGCCTGAGGAATCGATTGTTGAGAAACTCAAAAAGGACATCAAGCAGAAACTCGTGCAACAGATTGGGGAAGAAATTCTTCAGGATTTTTCTGGAGAACCGGCTGGGCCTTCTTTTGACACAACGACAACGCTTGATGAAACCATTATCAAACCGGCATCTGTTCTGAGACGCGCTTATACGGAATGGGACCAGAGACTAAAACGGGTTGCCTCCGGTTTGAAAAAAGAAGACTACGCCAAACTTCGCCTGGGAACATTTGCCTTGATTGCCAGCAGAGATCCCAAAAGCCTTGCTGGTTATTCCAAGAGAGATTTCATTGCGGTGTTGGCTTTTCTCGATCAAAATTCAAAGGATCCTTTGCCGTCTGATACTCGCGGTGCAATTCTTAAAATGGGCAGTTTTTCTGGTAAGGGACCGGTTGAAATCTCCAGGGCCTTGGTTGAAAAAATTGGCCGTAAGATGACTTTGAACGAAGGTCGTAAGGCTTTTATCTGGTTGAAATTGCTGGATTTACAAGGAGCTTCATCATAACCCCAATGTTTCCAAGGGGTTCGTAATTATCTATCAATATTTCACGTTTCGTGAAACGAAAAGGAGGCTGTAATGAGGCAGAGACTGAGTTGGGCCAAGCAGGCGGATCCTTACACGATGAATCAGCAACGTCAGAACCCGCCGGTTGAGAAGTACCAGACGGGTGATCCTTCAGCCTGGGCTGAGGACCAGAACATGAATGCTCCTTGGAAGACCGAAGGTCGCAACGAAGTCGGTCTCCCGGCCCCGGCGCGTGAGGCTGTGGTTGCAGCCCGCAAGCTCGAGGACAAGGCGTTCAAGTGCATTACGATTGCTCAGCGCATGCTTCCGGGTGCCGAGGATGCTCTTGTTGAAGAGCAGGCTACTGATTTGATGTTCATGCCGGAACGGGCGATTCTTGCCACGCTTCAGCGTCAGACAACGCTCGCCACGAAGATCGCTGAAGGTTGCGATGACGATGACGATGACGATGATAAAAAGGATGCTCCGGCTGCGGATGCTCCGGCTGCGGATGCTCCCAAGGCTGCTGCGAAGAAAAACGAAAAAGATCCAGCTGATGCACCGGCTCCGGCTGGTGATGCACCGGCTCCGGCTGGTGATACACCGGCTCCGGCTGGTGATACACCGGCTCCGGCTGCCCCAGTGCAGGCTGCTGCCCCGGCTCCGGAGAAGAAGAAACCGGAAGAGGCCCCTGAAGGTGCTCCGGCTCCTGAAGGTGCTCCTGAAGGTGACATCGAGCTGGGCAAGCAGGGATCGGATCTTCTCGACCAGCTGTTCCAGGACGAGCCGAAGACCGGTGCCAAAAAGCTCAGTGGTCTCGTCAAGCAGGCCTCAAACAATGACAACTTCCTTGGAAATCTGTGGGAACTTCCCCCGGACATCTCCAAGACGTTTGGGAAGAAGTAGGAATTAAACCCCCCGGCCGTTTATCGGCCGGGTGGGTAAGTGTGAGATAGAACCCCAACTACCCTTTGAGGAGGTGAAACATTATGGGTTCCAGCAATCCTACTCGTGATACCCACATGGATGCTCTGTACCGTCAGACGTACAACACGATTGGCCAGATTACAACGGCCGGTCTGACACAGGACAACAGAGTGGGGAACGACCAGAAGAAGAACAATGACCGCCTGACCGCGAATACCAACAAAGGTATTCTGGCCGGTTCGGTTGTTGCTGTGGTCGGAGAAGGGCTGATCGGACCGTGTCTTGCTGATTCCACTTTCGCCGACAAGGCTGTGGGAGTGGCCGTCAACGATGCACTCGGCAATCCGTACACCAGCTCGTCCGCCGTGGCTTCTGAGCGCGTTGTTTATGCTCACGGAACAGGAACGGTCTTCTCGACCGACATCTATGAGGTGGTAGAGGCAGATGGTACCGGTGCTCTCGGTTTTGCAGCCGGCCAGCTCGTCTATGCGTCTCAGAACGGTCTGTTGACCAATTCAGTCGGTCTTGCAGGATCGCCGGCGCTGACCGGTAAGACGGTCGTCGGCATCATCCTGAAGGCACCGAGTCCAACCGATGCGTACATGACAGTCCAAATGAGAATATAGGAAGGGAGGTGAGTTGAATCATGGGAGAAATCAGCAATGAAGTCAAGCGTGAGATCATCGGTGAGTATCTGAAAACAGCTGCTGGCCGTGCCAAGTTGGCCGCGTCCATGGTCCAGCCCCTCCGCTTGCGGAGGGACTACACGTCGGTTGGCCGCAAGGCTTTCCTCGTGGAACAGCTGCCGGACGGAGCCTTGCCGATTTATGACAAGGATCCGAATGTCACGGCGTACGTTATCGGCGAAGAGGGTCAGAACATTCTGGCCATCCAGAAGCCGCGTCGTGTGATTTTCCCGTTGTTCGAAATCGCCAGCAACCCTGAAATCCCGCTGACCCAGGTCAAGGAACGTCGTTACGACCTGATTGAGCGTGCTCAGGATCTTGCGAAGGCTCAGATCCAGGCCGAGGAAGACACACGTGTCTTCGAGGTCATGGACGCTGTGGCCACAAGCGGATTCGACAACATCGGTGCGACAAACCCTGCAATCCTCGCCACAGCTCCGCTGACGGCGTCGGATATGGCTGATGCGTTTGCATCGATCGAGCGGCACGACCTTCGTGTTGCCCGTATCTTCGCAAATGCCGCAGATTATACCGACATCCGTAAGTGGGGACGTGATGTGCTCGACATCGAGACCCAGGCAACACTGTTGAAGACGGGTCTGATGGCAACACTGTGGGGTGCACAGATCATCGTCAGCCGCCGGGTTCCTGCGGGAACAATGTATGTGTGCGCAGAGCCTGAGTTCTTCGGCCGCATCCCGGTAAGGACCGAGTTGAGTGTTCTGTCAGCGGACAGCCCTCAGAACCGGACCATCGGGTTCAGCGTGTTTGAGAACCTCGGCATCGGTTGCCACAACCCGCTCGGATTGGTCAAAGTCACGATCAGTCGCGGATAAGCTGACTACGACGTAAGTCGTTGTTAGATAGGGGCTTCTGGGAAACCAGAAGCCCTTTCTTTTTGTACTCTCCCAATACCGTACCATAAGATACTTGACTTTCGATATTTGCATGGCAAAAACTCCGGCTCTGTAGTATAATTAGGGTACGACTCGGTTTTGACCAATTCTGACCCAACAAAGAACTGAGGCTCCCATGACCTTTTCGTTCTCCTCGATTGACGAAATCAATCTACGAAGGGTCTATTCCGAGTTCGGGTTGCGGGCGGCAGAGATCGGGGAGATGATTGGTCTCACCGAAAGTGCCATTCTGTGGCACTTGAAGAAATATGGAATTCCGACGAACCCCAAGACGTTCAAGAGGCTTGAGGTTGAGGTCGTCTACACAGGCCCCCAAAAGTCAAAGAAGAGGGAGCTCACCCCGGATTTGTTAAGGCAGCTTTATGCCCAGCACAAGACTGATGCCGAGATTGGTTCTTTGTTTGGAATGACCGGCGAGGGTGTTGCGTATCGAAGAAAGAAATTGGGGGTATCTACCCGCACAGAAACTGACCGCAGAGTTGAGAAGAATCATCTACGCGGGTTGAAAGACATTGAGGAGCTCACCAAAGATGAGTTGGAAGTAGAGTTGGCTAATAGCCGCGGGATCAAAGGGGTTGCTAGGAAGTACAACTCTACTTTTACGACTGTGTCAGACTTTGTGCGTCATTTTGGTATCCATCTTAAAGATGTGCTGTCGAGAAGGGTCGAATTGACCGACCTACAAAGGCGCCTGATCATCGGAGGTCTTTTGGGAGATGGGGGCGTCTATATGAAGGGCCTTGGGCATTACTACTACAAAGAGGCGCATTGTCTTGAACAATTGGATTATCTCAAATGGAAAAAATCTATTCTGGAGGATCTCGTTGTAGGGCATGAGATCAAGTATGAGAAAAAGGTTTCTCCATTAGGGGCTGACAGTTTCTTTGCTTCTTTTGTCACCAACTCATTCGTCGACCTTCAGGTTTTCAGAGATGAATTCTATTGGATTAAGCCTGATGGTACCCCTCAAAAGTTGATCCCAGAAAAGTACGTAGCAGCGTTGGATGCTTTCACCCTTGCCGTGTGGTACTTTGATGACGGTTATCTTAATAGAGACGGTAATCCCTGTATATGTTCAGGATCACCAAAATCGGACGTGGAAAGAGCCGTAGAACTATTCAACGATAAATGGTCCTTGGATTGTGCGTTTTCTGAAGGTGACGGTATCAGCTTCATAGAGATGAGGAACAGAGATGCGTTCTACAATCTTATCAAGGATCACATCCATCCTTGTTTCTACTACAAGATCCCGGTGGAGTATCGGTTCAGAATTTCTGGAATTCCAGATAAGCTGGTGAATCTCGACAAGGTGGTCGCATCTTATACCCCGAAAGAATGGTCTACTCTTGATCCTGCCAAGCAAGATGAGTGGGTCAATAACGTCGCTGAATATTACAGCTTTTTGGGTTTTCCATTTTACAAGATTAAAAAGTCGTCCGAGATGCAAGAGATCATCGGAAAACTTCAAGAAAAGACTCTTGAGTTATGCTCAGATTCTTTCGTTCGTGTAGATAATTTGGGGTCTGAACTTGCTAGTTCTTACTTTCCAAATATGTGGGCGGCCGTGGTTCATGGTAAGCGGAGTGTCTATAACAACTACCAAGACAGTGACAAATTCAGACACATGATTCGAAATGTCTTCAAATACCAGAAGAGGGTTGATAACAATTCAATACGGGCCGAGTTAAGGCACTGTTCAACAGTGCATAATTTCAAGCCCTTGATAGCGAAGACCCTCTACGATTTGTACTGCCCTGAAGGTGGAACCGTTTTAGATTTTTCTGCAGGATATGGGGCTCGATTGCTGGGGGCTTTTGTCTCAAGCCGCGTTCAGAGGTACATCGGTGTTGACCCTTGTCAGCAGACCTTCTTTGGTCTTAGAAAATTGAACCGGCGTTTAGAACGTTATATTCCCGGAAAATTGATTGAACTTCATAATCGGTGCGCAGAAGATCCTTCTTGGTATCCTCAGGATTCCGTTGACATGTGCTTTAGTTCTCCTCCGTATTTTGATGCCGAGAAATACTCTGACGAGGACACGCAAAGCTATCTTCGTTATCCAACGATCGACAAATGGGTTGATGGATTTCTGCGTGGTACGGTAAAAAACTGTTTGAAGGCTCTTAAGATGGATGGTTTTTTCATACTGAACATTGGGAACATTAGTAAGCACGAACTACAGAGATATGCCTATGATGTTTGCGTAGAAGAAGGATTGAGGTTCGTGAAGACCCATCTCATGATTCAGCCTCAATACTTCTCAACGGAGAAGTACGAGCCCATATTTGTTTTTCAGAAGGGCCCCGGAGTTTCTCCAAGATATGACGAGGTCCTTCAAGAAATGGGAGTCAGATTTGTAGCACTACGTGATATTAGATCCCTTCCGATCAAACGGCAGCGCGAAGAGATACCCCGTGTTCTGGACAAACCGTTCTATCAGGAAGATATGGCAAGAATTACAGAGAAGGAACGAATTGAAATATTAGAGGCTCTCGTTGAATACTATTGGGGTATTGGCTTTCCATACCCACATTTCTCTGAGGAAATCCTGAGGGGGGATTTTACTCGTCTCTGTGTCAAGACGGGACCCGAGGTCTCCTCTGTTGGGTCCAAAGTCTGTAATCATTTTGTTCATAGCAGGTATTCAGCATCGAGATTTGATCGGCCCAACCCTATCAAAAAGTTCTGGGGATCGAAGGATAGTCTTCGAGTTTTCTTGAACAATCGTCTGCAGCATTTCGATGGGCGCCTGTCGGATACATCGATTAGAACGGGGGTTGCTCTGCAGGGACTTCCGGCCAATTTCAATCCGGGACTTGCTAAGTATCTGTATGGGCGATATGGTGCTGGTTGCCGTGCGCTTGATTTCAGTGCCGGGTATGGTGGGCGTTTGCTCGGTTTCCTAGCAAACGGGGTCGGATCTTATTATGGCGTTGATCCTAATCCAGCCTCCATATCAGATCTGCGAAACATGGCCGATCTAATATGTCCTTGGTCAAAGATTCCTAGAGACCAAGTCGTTCTTCAATGTGGACCTTTCGAAGATTGCAACATTGAAGAAGAGTTCGATATCGTTATGTCCTCTCCACCTTATTTCAAGTTGGAGTCGTATTCAGATGATGCCTTTCAGAGCATCAGTCGATATCCCGAGTATTCAGAGTGGCTAGACAGGTTCTGGAAAGCAACCTTGACGAAAAGTCTCTCGCTTCTCAAGAATGGGGGCCATCTCGTCTTCTCCCTGTCAAACTATAAATCGTACGATCTAATTGGGGATACAAAGAAATTCTTGGGGGAAATTGAACTCGTTGCGCAACATTCAATACATCTTCACAACGTGTTCAGGAATCAGGAAAAGGAAGAGCGGGTTTTTGTGTATCGGAAGACTAGATCCCCGTCTCTCTGAGTACCTTCAACACATCGTTCCCCTCAATGTCCCTATCCAGACATTTGATCTGGACAACCATCTCATCTGTGTCGATGATGGCATAGACCCGGCCGGAGTCCTCGGTAGCCCAGGCGAGAGAAGACCCATGCATGGCGGCGGCCAGGCTTGGTGACCGGCCGGTATTCATGAGGGTTCCCA